CTGACCGTCATCCGTTGAAGTGAACGTGACGGACGCCGTGTCCGCTCCAAGCGTCGTAGACGCCAAAGCGACCCATGCCTCACCGTCAGTGAGAACACCCGTCGTGGCGTCGATATATGCGGGAAGAGCCATTAGGCAGCCACCTCGTATCGGATAATCACAATGCCCGTGGACCCGTCACCGCCATCTGAACTGTTGGGAGAGGACTGATCCCAACCGCCCCCGCCTCCACCAGAACCCGTATTGGGAACGCCTCCTACGGCGTAGGAAACGGGTGTTCCCGAATAACCAGCCGTGTCGTTGCCGCCTGTGCCACCACCGCCCGAACCGCCTGCCCCCGCAGTAGCCGCCGTGCTGATTCCCATGCCGCCACCGCCACCACCTCCTGCGTAGGTCGGAGTAGTTGCCGTGATGCCGTACCCCGTGGCCCCCGCACCACCAGCGGTCGCTGCGGTCCCTGAAGCGTTCGTACCAGCAGCCCCCTTGCCGCCACCACCTGCTGAAATGTAAACCGACCCGCTTTGGTAGCCATCACCACCGTCGTTACCCTGTCCCGCCACGGCAGAGGAACCACCCGTTTTGGTGCCTGTCGATCCACCGCCGCCACCAGAACCGCCGTCGGTTGCCGCAACGCCGCCACCTCCACCGCCACCGCCACCGTCAGAAGCAGTTACCCCCAAAGCAGAACTGTCGCCACCACTTCCACCCACCCCGTTGGAACCGGGGACAGCGCCACCAGTTCCAACGGTGATCGTATAAGTGCCCGCAGAAACGGCAACGCCTGTGCCAGTTGTGACGCCGCCCGCGCCGCCCCCGCCTCCGAGATTCTTCCCACCAGAACCGCCGCCTGCGACGATCAGATAGTCCACATCAGCCGCACCAGAAGCCACAACAAACTTGCCTGAACCACGAAACGCATGAACCCGATACGTCGTCCCAGAATCAACATACTGGGTGATAATCCCGCCCGTAGCGATAAGAAGCGGAACAGCACTACCAGCGGCACCAAACATTGCGGCCTTAGCCGCACCAAGAGGCATTACGAGAAGTCCAGGCCAGCGGCAAAGCCGTAGAAGGTTGTGCCACCGTCGAACGTCGTGAAGCACAGAACGTCAGTGCCCGAAGCCGTGTACGTCGGCGCAGTACCGCCCGCCCACACCACAGCATTGCCGCCGCCGCCATGCGCCCCAGCGACGAACGAAGGCGTCCCCGCTCCGAGGTTGGTTCCCAGAATCGTGACCGAGTTGGAGTGCGAAGCCAACGAGTTGGTGAGGCCGATGTTGAACGTGCCTGAAGAGATGGTGACCGTCTGAACGTTGCCGTCCTCGAAGTCGATGTTGAACGCAGCAGACTTTGACCCGATGGCGTTGACCGTTTCGGCGTAATCCTTCATCTGGGCGCGGCTGACCACCTGGTCTGCACAGGCCACCTCGGCGTCGATTACCAGAGCAACCGAAGGAACAGGCCCCGAAGCCGACGTAACATCGATGTTCGTGCCGGCAGCGACGCCGGTCACATCCCCAGTTGTGGGAGCTGCCCACTTCAGACCCGTCGCTTCACCCGAATCGGCAGTCAACACATAGGTGTCGGTGCCCACAGCCAGGCGGCTCACGGTGTCAGCGGCGGAGGCCGCGACGATGTCGCCCTTGGCGTCCACAATGTCGGCCTGCACCACCCCTGGGGTGGTGTTGACGAACGCTTCGATGTCGTCGAAGTTGGTGTTCATTTCGGAAGCGACAATGGTCGTCCCCGCTGAGAACGTGTTTGTAACGGCTAGTGTCGCCATTTTATCTGAGTCTCCTTGGTGTGTAGGCGAACGCCAAGGCGTTCATCTCCCAATGGTCGTTGGTTGTCGGGCCGCTGACCTTCACACTTATACTCTTCGCTGTCCCAAGGGTGGGAAGGTTTTTGACTGCTGCGGTGAGATCACGGGAAATGGCATCCCACGTTGCATAGTATGGTGACGACGAATCGGCGTCGTCCCATTTAGCGGTGCCCCATTTCGATTCCGACGTTTTTCCCGTTATCGACACCTCGAAGCTCCCCGTGGCAGCCGACTTGTCGTAGTCCTTGAAAACAGACACGGGCAACTGGACGGACGCCTCAGCTGAAGTGACCATCCTGGGTCGCCCCCACCGTTTCTTCACAATCGGATTCTTGCCCGACACCCACCGTGTCACGAAATATGACGAAATGTGGGTTTCGGTGGATGTGTCATACCGATCCGTGTCACGTTTCTGTTCGTCTTCCATGTCGATGAGAACACCCGTGTTGGCGACACACGCCCCGTACACGGTTGACGACGCATTCGGCGGCTTGTAGGCGTGCACCGCGGCGGCATCAATGTTGGTGGCGATCCACGCCCCGCCGGCAATCGTCGGATCGTAAATCAAAGTGCGGCGACTGGTGGACCCGCTCTCTGTCCAGTCGACGGTTACATAAAGTTTGTTGTTTCCCCACGCCAACTGCGGGTTCGAACCAAACGTGACGCGACCGTCGGCAACAGCGGGCGACAACTTGTCGAAAATCCATACAAAACCCTCACGGTTGTACAGGTACACGCCACGGTCGGCGTACCAGAAGAACGCCCCGTAGGGGGTCGCCACTGGTGACGACAACGGAACCGACCCGACATCGTTGCTGAGGGTCACCACCTGGAACGAGTCGGAATCGAAACCAAACACCGCGTACACGCTGTTGGACTTGAACACCAGCAAACGGTCCCCCATGGGGCACAGGCCCGTGATGTAGTCGCCGTGGTCGCCCTTGTCGATGTCAACATAGTCGGCAGCCGTCCACGTTTCAGGATCGTTGGCGTTCGACCAGCGCAGCCGATATTTGTGAGCTGTCGCCGATTCGTAGGTGTTGGCAACCCACGCATGGTTGTTCCACGCCGTTATGTACTGTGCCTGCGGCATGTTGCCACCCGACCCGAACGTAACCCCCAGGTCGGCTGCCGTGGAGCCGTTCCACCTGAAACACACCTCGTCGTAGGACACACCGTAGGCGACGTTGTTCATCGTCACCCCGTACACACGGTTGCCGTCGGTGCGGGCCGTGATACCAGTCAGGTCGGTGAAGTTGCCCGTCGTCGCATAGGCGACCTTCGTGCCGTAGTTGACCATTATCTGATTGGTGCCACCATCGGTGTGCAACGCCCAGATGCCTTGAATGTCGGCGCTCAACGCTGTGGTGTTGAGCCGGTCGACACCGTCGCGTTGACGGATGCCGCCACGCGGGTCAACGAGGACGTTGAGCAGGTCGGGTGATTCGTTTTCCGCCAGGTTGAACTGGTCGGTGCGGAGGTTCAGGCCACCCGTGAACGATTCGAGTGCCTCAAGTTTCCAAGTGGTGGAAGCCACCTAGCTCTCCCACGAATAACGCAACCGGTTGGGCAGGTACGACTGAGACATCCACCGTGACACGCTGCGGCTATTCAACCTGACCGGTTGAGCGGCCGGCATGTCCTCGTAGCGGGCACGCAGGTTGTCCAACTCCTGGTTGAAGAGAGAAAAGTATTGAGCAGACATTGTCGGGTCTTCCTGCTGCTCGTAGGAACGGGCTATCCCGTAAGTAGCGAGAACCATGTGGAACGGTGTCGGCAGGTCCGACGGTTCCGTACTATCTGAAGACCCTGCGCCGAAAGCAGCAGGATCTTCGTACCCGCGGACATAAATGGTGTCGGCCGACGACGGTGTCGGATACAGGCGCACCGAATCAGCCCAAAAAGACCAGTACCACGGCTTGCCAGTGGTGTTGGAATCCAACGGGTAGATCACATCGCCGTCGTCGCGGCCGATGTATTCGAGAACGTGGTTGTCGGTCCTAATGGCAGCTATTTCACGCAACCCGTTGGTGACACTGGCGCCCACAACGGCGAGCGTGTAGTCCTTCTGATCGGCCACCGTGTCGAACGTGGTCGCAACCTCAAAGAACGGCCACCGTTTCTCCGAGTAGACGATCACATCGTAGGCTTCGCCCAGGAAGCGGTTCATCACATCGTCGGAAATGTCCGACGTATCGATGTCAACCACCGAGCGGACATACGACCGCATGGTCGAAATGTCCACGGCTACTCCCTATGGAAAACGCACAAGTCTCCGTCCCCGACGGGACGCCCCTTGCAGGGCGCCCCGTCGCGGGTCAGAGAACTGCATCTGACCGATTCTGGAACAACGGGTTCGCTGCTTGTCGGATTGACCTGCTGGACGTTTCGGGAAGACCCCACGGTTTGGGGCCGTGGTGTCGAATCCCGAAAGTTGTCGCCAACGGGCTGCCCGTATGGGCGTGAGCCAACCTTGTAAGCGTGTGCGAATCCTCGTCCCATCAGGATCAGGTAGCTCCGAACAGGTAACCCTGTCGCGCACGGTTGCTGCATGTGAGCTGACCGTAGCAGAGCAACTGTGAGAACACAGCGTCCTGGTTGGTTGGACGCACGAACGGTGTCGGCTTGAACCAGACATCGCTGTGAGCAACCAGTTGCAGGTACTTGGTGTTCAGGAACATCATTTCGCCACTGGTGCAAGCCCCGTCGAATGTGACGGGTGCGC